GCGGTGTTAACAGCAACACGACCGCAACGGGCGTGGACTTGAACGAAACGTCGTTGGAAAACGCTGTGATTCAGATCGCAGCATGGACCGATGAACGTAGTTTGCTCATTGCTGCTAAACCCCGTAAGTTGATTGTTCCTCCTGCTTTGATGTTCGTTGCAACCCGTCTGCTCGAAACCGAGTTGCGTGTTGGTACCAACGACAATGACATCAACGCGTTGAAGAACAACGGCTCGATCCCTGAAGGTTACACCGTTAACCACTTCTTAACCGACACGAACGCATGGTTCCTGACCACTGATGTTCCTAACGGTTTGAAGCATTTTGTACGGACACCGTTACAAAATTCAATGGATGGAGACTTCGACACTGGGAACGTTCGTTACAAGGCTCGTGAGCGTTATTCATTCGGTGTTTCTGATCCTCTTGGGATCTATGGAAGCCAAGGCGCCTAATAAAATCAAGTAGTTACCTTGATTTGGAAGAGCCGCTGCAAAGCGGCTTTTCTTTTTGGCTGTGATGATGCTATTACCTGTATCTAAGTCCCGCCAATAAGCTTATTGACACCACTCCAACAAACTGATACAAACTAGTTATCTGGGAAACCAGCTTGCTAAACTGACCCAGCAGACGATGCACCGATTAGCAAGCGACTTGTGCATAAGGAATTATCATGGCAGTTTCAACGACCCAAGCCATTTGGCGTTCTGGCGGCGGCGATCAAACACGCACCGCTTATTGTGGCACTCCTCTTATGGTTGCCGAGTTTTATATTTCTGGCGCGTCTGCAAATAGCGTAGCCGTCCAAGTTTCTTCTACTAACACTGCCCCAGTCATTCTCCCAGCGGGTGCTGTTGTTACTCAGATCAACGCATTGTGCGCTGCCACAGGCGGAACAACCCCCACATTTGATATGGGCTGGATCGGATATTCCGATACGTCGGCTTCTGATGACAACGGTCTTGTTGCCGCTGCTGTTGCTACTACGGGCAAGCTGGTCATTGATTTTGCTTCTGCTACGGCAGGAGATGACCTCAACACCATTATGTCTGCTACTCAGATGGTCAAGATTACTGGCGGCGGTACGACAGGTGACGCTCCTACAGGTGGCAACATCACCGGTGAAATTTTTTATTACGTCACCGATCCTTACCTCGGTCAGCAAAACGTCTAATGACGGAGGCCAATTATGGCTATGCAAACAGACGTTCAAGCGATTTCGCTAGCGGCTTCTGGCGATATTAGTGCGTACCCAACCCGTGTTCGCGGGTTGGTTATTGAACCGGGAGGTTCTACGGGCAGTGTGATTATCAAAGATGGGGGTTCAAGCGGTACGACTCTGTTTACGATTAACACACTAGCTAACGGAGAAACCTTTAATGTAGTGATCCCCTCCCAGGGCGTAAGGTGCGAAACAAGCGCGTACGCAACACTATCTAACGCTAAAGTCACGGTGTTCTATGGCTAAGTCTCCTGCTTGGCAGCGTAAGGAAGGCAAGAACCCCAAGGGCGGTCTTAATGCTAAAGGCCGTGCCTCTTACAATGCTGCAAATCCCGGTAAGCCTGGGTTAAAACCTCCGCAACCCGAAGGAGGCTCTCGCCGGGATTCTTTTTGCGCCCGAATGAAAGGGCATAAGAAAAAGAACACTTCAGCAGAGACAGCAAAAGACCCTAACAGTAGAATCAATAAGGCGTTGCGGGCATGGAAATGTTGACCTGTACCCGCTGTAAAGAGGAAAAACCAGAAACAATTGAGTTCTTTCCACCCCATAATAAAAAGCGTAACGGTTTAGATAGTTGGTGTCGTAGCTGCCGTGCGTCGTATAGAAATGCTAATTGTCGAGGAAAGTTTCGTGATGTAATTACGGATGAAGCTTTAGCAGATATAAAAGCAACTGTTACGCAATGTGTAATTTGTGGGGATGGTGGGCCTTTGGTTGTTGATCACGATCATGTAACTGGAGAAGTAAGAGGTATGCTTTGTAGTCATTGCAACCGGGGTTTAGGACATTTTCGAGACGATCCAATGTTGTTAGAGTTTGCGGCGCAATATCTCTATGCTTCGTCTGACGCCCCTGAATGGGATGCGTATAGAGCTAAGGTGGAGCAATGTTAAATGGAAACAGGTGCGCTCGTTTGGAATTTGGTTACATCGTTTTTTGTGGCCCTCGTGATGTTTATGCTTAAGCATGCTTCTGATGAACAAAAGCGGATTCAGATTTTGCTAAACCGAACAAGAGAAGAAATCGCTCGTGACCACATCACTCGTGCAGAAGTTCGTGCGGATCTTGAAAAAATTATGGAACGATTTGACTCAGGCTTTGAACGGCTTGAAGCAAAAATTGACCAGCTTGCTAAGAAGGGGTAGAGATGCCAGCGGTCAGTGATAAGCAAGAGAAGTTCATGCAAGCTGTGGCGCACAATCCTAAGTTTGCAAAGAAGGTAGGTGTCCCTCAATCTGTTGGTAAGGAGTTTACGGGTATGAAAAAGATGAACATGGGCGGCATGGCCGCAAGCAAGATGGGCGCTGTTAAGACTGCTGCCCCCAGCAAAGATGGCGTTGCTATGAAGGGTAAAACCAAAGGCAAGCAGATCAAGATGGCTGGCGGGGGCAAGATGCCCGCTATGAAGAAGGGCGGTTATATGAAGGGCGGGAGTTGCTAAAGTGATGGCGTCTCGCGGGATGGGGTGCATAGCCCCTTCTAAAATGCCCTCCGCTAAGCGTAAAGCTAGGCGGGACGATACTGATTTCGATCAGTATGCTGAAGGTGGCAAAGTTAATGCAGCAGGTAATTACACCAAACCTGGGCTACGAAAAAAGATCGTATCTCAAGTTAAAGCCGCAGCGACTCATGGCACTAAGGCAGGGCAATGGTCCGCGAGAAAGGCCCAGCTTGTAGCTAAGAAGTATAAAGCTGCGGGCGGGGGTTACCGAGATTGAAAGCGCCGCAGCAAAGTTTGAAAGACTGGGGGGAGCAGAAATGGCGGACCAAAAGTGGTAAACCGTCTAGCAAAACTGGCGAGCGATACCTCCCGTCGGCGGCAATTAATGCACTTAGCCCTGCTGAATACGCAGCAACAACTAAGGCAAAGCGAGCTGGAAAAAGTGCAGGTAAGCAGTTTGTCAAACAACCGGCAAAAATTGCCGCAAAGACTGCGAGATTTAGATGACCACTAGCGGCGCAACAGACTTCACCCCAGAATTTACGGAGATCGCTGAAGAAGCGTTTGAACGGGCTGGGCGTGAGATGCGCTCAGGTTATGACTTGCGGACTGCTCGCAGGTCGATGAATTTACTGACTATTGAGTGGGCAAATCGTGGCATTAACATGTGGACGATTGAACAAGGGACTGTTAACCTTGTACAAGGCACTGCGACGTACGATCTACCGAACGACACCATTGACCTGCTTGAACACGTTATAAGAACGGGGGCTGGAAATTCCTCAACGCAAGCTGACCTCACACTTACAAGGATTAGTGTCTCCACCTACGCCACAATCCCAAACAAACTTGCTCAAGCCAGACCGATACAGATTTACGTCCAACGGCTCTCTGGACAAACCTACCCAGCAACAAGCAACTACGAACCCTCAGACACGGCAAACCCCCGATTCACAGTTTGGCCTGTCCCTGACCAAGGCACGCAAGCCTCTCCGTACTACCAAGTAGTTTATTGGCGCATGCGCCGTATACAGGACGCTGGGTCTGGTATCCAGACGCCTGATATGTCATTTAGGTTTTACCCCTGCTTGATGGCAGGGCTGGCTTATTACATTGCCCAGAAGATTCCTGAAGGTCAAGAGCGTTTGCAGTTTTTACGGGCTGAGTATGAGCAGCAGATGACCTACGCTACTGGCGAGGATCGTGAAAAAGCAGCTGTTCGGTTTGTTCCCCGGCGCATGTACTTGGGCAATACCGGGAGCTTCTGATGCCTAATCAGTTCGCCTCTGGTAAATGGGCGATAGCGCAGTGTGATCGGTGCAACTTCCGTTTTAAGCTAAAACAGCTTAAGACCTTGGTTATTAAGACCAAAAACGTTAATATCTTGGTGTGTCCTGAATGTTGGGAGCCTGACCAACCACAGTTGCAACTTGGGATGTACCCTGTCTATGATCCGCAAGCTATTCGCAATCCAAGACCTGATGCGCCATCTTATTATGTTCCAGCTCCTGGCGGAGATGGTGGCTCTCGTGTCATTGAGTGGGGCTTTAATCCTGTGGGCATGGCACGATGGTTCGACGCTGCCCTGACGCCAAATCACTTGGTCAGTTTTGCAGAAGTTGGTTCAGTTACCGTTTCTTAGGAGTCCATGATGGATAAGAAAGATTTAGCGCAAGACAAAAAGATGGTAGCCGGTGCAGTGCACAAGCATGAACGTGCCAAGCATAAAGGTCAGCCCCTGACTAAGCTCAAGAAGGGTGGCCCTACGGGTATGGATATGCGGAAGATGGGTCGTAACTTGGCTCGCGCACGTAACCAGGGGTAAGACATGGCTAAGTACAGTATGAAAAAAGGTGGGAAAGAAGTTGGTCCTGCCTCAGCTTATGCAGAGCCGCATACCATGGCTGGTAAAAAGACTAAGGTTGAAGCTAACCCAGGTTCTGGTCCAGACCACCGCAATACCGACACGCTGCGTATGAGCGTTGGTGCTTACACCAACCGTGAGAACAATGCAGTCAAGACCTCCGGGATCAAGATGCGTGGTGCAGGTGCTGCGACTAAAGGTACGATGAGCAGGGGACCGATGGCGTGAATTACAGCCAGCTCGTTACAGCGGTTCAGGATTATGTGGAGAATATTTTCTCCACGACTGACATTGATACCATCATTCGTCAGGCAGAGCAGCGCATCTATAACTCGGTGCAGTTGCCCAATCTTCGTCGCAACGTAACGGGTATAACCACTGCTAACAACAAGTATCTTCAGTGCCCGGATGACTTTCTGTCGCCTTATAGCTTAGCGGTTATTGACCCAACGTCTGGTGAGTATCTTTATCTGTTGAATAAAGACGTGAACTTTATCCGTGAGGCGTACCCCTCTCCAACAGCAACAGGCAAACCAAAGCACTACGCTATCTTCGGTCCTGATTACAGTGCCCCACGAGAGCTGACATTTTTACTTGGTCCAACGCCTAACTTGGCGTACACCATGGAGTTGCATTACTACTTTTATCCTGAGTCGATTGTGGATGCCGCTTCAGGTAATACATGGCTCAGTGAGAACTTTGACTCAACACTTTTGTATGGCTCGATCCGCGAGGCTTATATCTTCTTGAAGGGTGAGCCGGATATGATTGCGGCTGTGGATAAGATGTACGGTGAAGCGATGGCGCTCCTTAAACAGCTTGGTGATGCTAAAGACCGTCAGGATGCTTATCGTTCTGGTCAGGTTCGGTATCCGGTGAAGTGATATGGCAATCATCCAGACAGCGTGTACAAGTTATAAAGCGGAGCTTGCCCAGGGGTTACACAACTTTACGGCGACAACAGGAAATGTTTTCAAAATCGCTTTGTACCTCTCCTCTGCCACCCTCGGTGCAGATACAACCGTTTACTCATCCGCTGGGGAAGTATCGACGAGTGGAACCAATTACACTGCTGGCGGGATTGCACTCACAAACATCACACCAACAACAAGCGGAACCACCGCTTACTGGTCATTTCAGACAGCTACTTTTAGCAGCGTTACCCTTTCCTGTGCCGGAGCATTGATCTACAATTCCACTAATGGAAACCGTGCAGTATGTGTTCTGAATTTCGGTAGTACGATTACCAAAGTTGCACAGGACTTGGTGATTACATTCCCAGCCGCGTCAGCCACTGACGCTATTTTACGGATTGAATAATGATTAACACCACTAAGGGCGAGATGGACGAATCCCTTCTTGAGAAGCGCGAGGGAGTGGTTGATAATGATCATGAATACACTACGTGGGTAGAGTATTGGCATGAAGGCGAGCTTGTTCACAGGTCTGTCCATGTAACCTTAAAGCAAGCGGCAGTATTTTCAGTACCTGAACTAGCAACTTTTGGTTAAACAAAGCGTGAGTTAGGCGTAGCCTAAGAAAGGAACTATCATCGCTAATACCCAGTCTATGTGTACTTCGTTTATGAGCGAGCTGATGACGGCTACTCATAACTTTGGTACCGCCCCCATCCGTGGAACCAGCACTGCCGATACGTTTAAAGCGGCTTTGTATTTGGCTTCTGCAACGATCAATGCAAGCACCACCGCTTATAGCTCAACCGGTGAAGTCACTGGCACAAACTATACGGCTGGTGGTGTATCGGTAACGAATGCAACGCCTCCAACATCCACCAATGCTTCGGCAACGGCAGGTACGGCTTACTGGACGCCTTCGGCTTCTATCACGTACACCAACGTAACGTTAAGCACGGCGTTTGATGCAGTGTTGATTTATAACAGCACACAGTCAAACAAAGCGGTCAGTGTTCATACGTTTGGATCGCAGACGATCACGGCGGGTAACTTCACGCTGACGATGCCTTCTAATACGACATCTACTGCATTGCTACGCCTAGCGACGACCTAACATGGCATTCGTTGTTGCAGACCGTGTACAAGAAACCACCACAACCACAGGCACCGGCACAGTAACATTAGCTGGTGCGGTTACGGGGTTTCAATCGTTTTCCGCCATAGGGAACGGAAACTCCACGTTTTACACCATTGCCGACCAGTCAGGGTCTAACTGGGAAGTAGGCATAGGAACGTACACCTCGTCTGGAACAACGCTATCTAGGACGACGGTTTTATCTTCCAGTAATTCTGGAAGTTTGGTGAACTTTGGCGCGGGGACAAAGAATGTCTTTGTAACTTACCCCGCAGGTAGATCGGCTTACGCAGCAACAGTGCCTAGTAACGGTCAGCTACTGATTGGTAACGGCACGGACTTTACGCTTGGTACTTTGACTCAAGGCACAGGCATATCCATAACCAATGCTTCTGGGTCAGTAACAATCAGCAGCACAACGAGTGGCGGTAGCGGCTACTCTACGTCTACCTTCACAGGTAATGGTTCTACAACATCCTTTGATACGACCGTCAGTGGACTGACTGTTAATAATGTCTTAGTCCTTGAGAACGGTGTTGCACAGGTACCCACTACCGACTATACGATCTCAGGCACAAGCGTTGTCTTTACGACTGCACCTGCCAGTGGTGTTGCTATTCAAGTCAGGGTGCTTGGCGGTGGGGGTGCTTCTGGCGTTATTGCTGAAAATCAGCAGACAATCTCCAGTAATTATTCGGTTACTTCAGCGTACAACGGATCAAGCGTCGGCCCTGTCACGATCAACACAGGGGTTGCTGTAACGGTAGGTACAGCCCAGCGTTGGTTAATTTTTGGCTAAGGATTAGACATGAGCAACTTAAAAGTTCAGGGTAACGCTTCTGGCGCTGGTA